AACCAGGAAATGGTCTATAAGTTTGTGATACTTCACTAGAATCAAAACTGAATAAACGATAGAATACTCTGAAATCTGCTTCTGGTTCTCTGCTTGCTGCAACGAGAACTTTTAATGATTTAGCAGGATTTTTCAACATTACTGGTTTTGATACAAATACAGAACCATGAGGATCATCTCTTTGAGATTTAACTCTCTCATCAGTTGCATAATTATCTTCACCAATAGGATTGTTAATTTTATTTCTACCTAAGATAAAGATTGAATTCTTAACATCTAATACAGGTGATAAATTAGAATCACTTGATGACATTTCAACATTTAGAGTTAATGATTTATTTTTAGGTAAATTTTGCAGTCTTTCACTTTCATTCTTAACAGAGGCAACTAATCTTGGAGTTGGGAAGAATGTAGTTTCATTTAAAGTTGTTGGACTAAAACCTTGATCTATGAAGGAAACTTCATCTCCACCAGCACTTGTTCCACTGATTGTTCTTACAAACGTATTAACATTAGTTGATTTGCCAGGTGTAATAACATTGAATTGTGGTGAAATTGAACTAAACTGATGATTCTGTGATATGTGAACATTTTTTCCACCAATCGCTTTTTCATTTGTAAAACATAGTAAAGCACCACCAGTCCTCTCAGGTGCTAAGTTTGCTACATCAACTTTTAAGAAATAATTATCAATATTATCATCAAATGCAGCAGTATCAGCAGTATCAAATGTAGTATTAATACCAACAAGAGATACACCACCTGCCTCGTATGTTTGAATATCTGATCCAACATCATGTGATACTGGTGTTGTACCAAATTGTCCTCTAACAATCGTCAACTTACCAGTTCCAACTGTATATGATACAATTTCACTTCCAATCAAAGCAGAACCAATCGATGTGGTAATACCATTAAAATCAGTAAATGGTGTTACATCAGTAATTTCAACAGATGTTGTATCTGCACCTAATGCTGATGTTGTCTGTACTTTTACAGAGTCAGGTTTTACATTTTTAACAACAACTTTATTATTTGCACCGTGATGAGCATGATTATATTGAGTAACCTCAATTATATCACCTGTATGTAATTCGCCATTAATTGTTGATGAGTTTGATGAATTTACTGTGGCATTAGCACCTAACACAGTTGGATTAACATTTGGAACATTGTTAACTGTAAGGTATTTTACAAGTTGACGATTAGCTATAAAGTGTTCTCCTTGAACATCAGTTAAGAATACAGAATCAAATGTTGTATTAATAGCCGTGATAGAACATCTAAATCCAGCACCACTTTTAACATCATTATCATTAGCATTATCAATAGTTAAAACATCACCAACTTGATATCCAGATCCATTTGATGTAATAGTAAACACCGTTATTACTCCTTCAACACCATCTACAGTAGCAGTAGTAATTGTTGCTTTTGCACCAGAACCACTACCTGTTAAAGATTTAAGAGGAACATCAGCTTGTGGACTACTAGTAACGATATAACCAGAACCCTTGGATATAACTTCGTTTGTAGCGATAGGTGCTCCTTGACCTTCAATAATACCTGTCACAGTTGCATCTTCTGGAATAAGTTGATTAAGAGCATCTGTTTGTGATATTTTTTGACCAATTCCTAAATTAGTATCATTGCATGCACTACCAGTCACACTAACTTTAAGTTTTCTAGGTAATGTACGTATTGGGTTATCAGGAAGTTTCTGAGTATTTAAATTGCCCGCAATAATTGGTGTATTATAGAATGTTGCAGTTCCAGAACTTACGAATGATGCCTTGCGTAACTTGAAGCATAAATCTTCGTATTGACTAGGTGTCCAAATTGTACCATTCTGAGATTTGAATAAACTACCACCAATGTATTGTTTTGAAACAACTACATCTTCAACATCGGGCAATACAGTTGATTTAACTGTTTTTTCACCCATTCGAGCTACCCACATTTCATATAAATCAGATGCTGGTGATAATATTACAATAGCATATTCTCGATTCGGTTCCAAATAAACAGGAGATGGGAATTTGATTGTAGTTGCAGCTGATGCATCATCAGATATGTTTACCTGACTTGGATTTAATGCTACCTGTGCGTAATCCTGAACAAGGAATCTTGTAGGTGTACCTAATTCAACATGTCTAAGTTCAATAAAAACTTTGGTATTAGGATCTTTTGAAGCAAAGAATAAATCAAAGGAAGTTAAAAATGCTCCTGTTTCATCAACTCTGAATGATTGAGCCAATGGATCTCTATAAGGTGCCTGAAAGAACTCTGTATCAGATGATGAGTTTACATTAACAGATACAGTTACCTCGTTCGGTCTCTGAGGAGGTGTAGGAGGGTTTCTAACACCGACAGTATCTGTTGTTTGACTCAATATAGTTCCTGTGCCAGTGAATACCCCTGTGGCATCACTAGCGAGTGCTGTGGCACCAGGTAATTGAACTGTACCTTCGGCAGCTGCTGTTACTTTAAATGTTTTTGTACCAGATCTGAATAATATAGGTGGTTGAGGAACAGCATTTGCATTTCTGAAGAAGAATGCTCCTATTAAGTCACCCCAATTATCAGAAATAAGATCAATATTTGTAATTTTAGCAATAGCACCACTTGTCTCTCCAATAACCAATGCACCTTTTATGGCATATCCAAAGTACTGCTCATCATTTGCTAATGCAGTGATATCAATATTCAATAATTTTGATGTTGCAGAATAACTTGTTGATGGTGCTGGTCTTGTTACGTCAAATGGATCAACTGAATAATCCTCAACTAAAACTGATGGTGAACCTAATCCTGCTCCAACATCAGGTCTTGTAGTATCACCAAACTTATGATTTGGTCTTTGTATTCTCACATAACCTATCACTGGATCATCACCCAAAGTAACAAGTTCAATTCTTGCATTTTCAAAAACAGTAAATGAACCCGATACCATCTCTATTTCACTTAGTTTTGGAACAATATCTGGTGAAGCACTATCAAGATAATGAAAATGTTTTGTGGATGGTTTTAGACCACTTACATTAAAGGCAACATTTCTTGATCTCATAAATGGATCAACTTGACTATCAACTTTAACACTTTCTACATAATCAAATTCTCTACTTGGTCCTTCAAGAGTATTTGTAAAACTTCTTTCAACTCTTTGTGTTGTTGTAATAGTGGTTGTTGTTGTCCTTTCTCTATGATTTCCTTCAAAGTCATGTTGATCTGCAATTATTTCTCTATCAATAACATCAACATTTCTATCTCTCTCTGTTGTATTTGAAATTACATTCGCAGTTTCTACCCACCTAGCACCAGTCGATTCATTTCTGAAGTTATCAACATAGATTGTTCTTGTCCAATTGTCTGATGGAGGATCTAAAACAACTCCCCCTGCAAATGTTATAACGTTAAATGGATTAACATTTTCAACTCTTGTTGCCTGTGGTTGATTAATCCAATCAACTTCACTATAATCAAGAGTAATTAAATCACCTGTTTTCCTACAATTCGTATCAAGTAATTGTAAATTTGAGTTTAAATCAGCAGAAGCAAGATCAATACTAGGATTTAATGCAAGTTCTGCCTTTATAGACCAAAAATCAACTGCACTTATTAGTTCTCTATTTACGGTATCAACATCACATCTAGAACCTCCATCGGGACTAAAGTTTATAAAACTTCTATTTTTAAAGTTATTAACCGCAAACCCAGTTTTAAAACGATTTAAACCATTAGAATCTTTTACTTCAAGTGATTTAGTGTCTAATTCAAGAGCACTTAATGAAGTCATCTCCTCTAAATTTTCAATTCTCTTCTCTAATGCACCAATGTCCCTCATCGTAAAACGACGATTATCAAACATCCTTATTGTTGGTTCTTTAATAGGATCGTATAAGTAAGGAGGTAATGTAATTTGAGCAATTTCCATTGCATTTCCAACCTCTGTGGGAGGAACAGGAACTTCTGATGATTGACCTTTAATTAATTTTACTTGTTCAAACTCATTTATTACAAGTTTATCAATACGTGGAAGGTAGAAACTATATCCAACAATTGAACTTTCATTTGGTGTAATAACAAAAGGATTGCTTTCTTCAAATTCACGACTACTAAATGCAAATGGTGATGCATCAGGGTATTGAGATGTTGCACTAAATTCTTTAACTCTTGGTCTCAAATCCAAAATATCTGTTGCTCTCTCAAATCCTATAAATGGTATATCATTAGTATATCTATCAGAAGTAAATGAATTTACACTGAATAAATCACCTTTGTTACCTGTTGGAACTTGATATTGATCAAATACAACCAATAATCGTTTTGAAGGTGTTGCAGATTTATCTTTTCTTACTAATCTAGAGTAATCTGATATTTGCCTTGTATGACCCTTGTTTAAAAGATAATTATCAGTTCTATCTACATAATTTCCGTTTACAATACTCTGCAAATTAGATGCAATTGACGATTCTTTAAATGTTACTTTTTCACCAACAATAAATCTATTTGCATTCAGATAAACAAAATCAATATCAGATGAACTCCTTTCAACAATTTGTCCAATCGCCCTACTTTCTTCACCAATTACTTTTTCACCAATAATAGATGCTGTATCTAAATTTAATCCTGAAACAAACTTTAATTTATCAAAAACTGGTTTAGAGAGTGTTTTTGATTCATATATTGCAACCACCTTACATACATCAGGATTATCAAGAGAAATTTCTTTATCCTCTATTCTTAATCCATAAGTATTACTTTGAGTTAAATTACCATTAGTGGATATACCAGCGGTTCTCGTAATTTCAAGTTGTTTACTTCTTACATAATTTTTGGATTTACTGGTAACTCCTAATTTCTTAAGTGTTACATTAACTGAACAATTACCACTACTTTGTGTTAATCCTGTAAATTTAATTTCACCGCCATCATCTGCAACAATAACTTTATCAGATGTTAAAGGTTCAATAGTACCATCAGTATATGTTATTGTATATTTTTCAGCATCAAATGGTTCAAAGAATGCACTTGTAATACCTGAACTTGGGTTTAAAGCCTCTGTCGATGAAATAGTTAATTCATCAGAGCTCAATGGTTGAGTTACTTGTGTTGAAATTATTAAATTTGAATTAGATGAATTTAAATTAGAAATATTTTGTCTAGGTAATCGAGTGAATAATCCTGCATCCCTAATATTTTGTATTAATGGAACTCTTACTCTAAAAGCACCTGAAGTTGAACCAGTTGTTATAATATTACCCTCACATACATCAGCAACATCATCAACACCGTCCAATGTTAATGTTTTTCCATCAGGACTTATCTCTGTTACACGATTAAAAACAGGATCTGTAAATGCATTTGAATTATATGATATAATTGAATTTGTTGTAATTCCAACTTTTCCTGCAAAATTACGACCTGCAATAGTAGCAGTATTAGAAAGAGCACCACCAGTGACTGATAATTGATCTGATACGTCAAAACCTGGTAATATACGATCATAAAGAACTGAATCTGCTATAAAGTCAGAACCTAAATTGCTACCAGTGATAGAATCAGCGTCTTGATAAACAGATTTAATATCAAATATATTATATGCATTAACTTTAATTATAGCTGATTTAGCATCAGTTGTTTTTTCATTGTATATTAATTTTTCCCCAACAATAAACGTACCTGTAGTTCCAGATACATTTAATTCACCAACACCACTTGTATTAGGATCCTCTGCCAAATATCCTATTGCACCACTTGATAATCCTCTTACTCTTGTTCCCTTTACTTGGGTTGTATCTATGTTTGATACTTTAAGAGTTGTATATGTTTGAATATCATATAAGTGCAAATCAAATTGTGTAGATGCACCACTATAAGATGCATCAGTCACGCCAAATGAATATACTCTTGCTTGACCTACTTTTATACCAGTCCCTGATGTAGTGCTAGAACCTCTTCTTTCAATATGAAGATCAACTACATTTGTATTATTTCCACCCAAATTAATAAACGGTGTTCCAAATACATTATTTACTCTTAATAAACTACCCATACGGAAGGGTATTGAAGCACTATTTACGTCTTTTACATCTCTTGGTTTAGGAACATCTATTACTGTTGTACCAGGTAGATAAACATCAAATCCTTTAACATAGGCTTTACCAGGTGATAATTTCACACACATAGTATCTTCTGATGGTTTATTACCCTGATCTGTTAATTGGTTTTCAGTGTATAATCCATTTGATCGTATTTCATCATTCAATGAATTTTGTAAATTTACACGGAATGGTTCAATAGCATAATTACCCGATTCATCAAATGTTCTTTTTGCAAGATATTTTCTAATCTCAGAATATACAGATGTATTTTGTAATTTTTTATCTTCACCTTCTCTAATTCTATATAATTCTACAAAACTAGTATCATTTGTGTCATCTAATGATTTTTTAGTTAGTTTTACTGAAATTTTAAATCTATCTGCACCAGGTGCTGCAAAATTAGTAAAACCTTTTGCATTATCATATAATGAAGAATCATCATTTGCATTAATTACTTCTTCAATTACTTCTAATCCAACTCTATATGATGGTTTAGGATTATATGGATCTAATATTATAAAAGAAGTTGGGACATCTACAAAAGCACCACGTAAAAAATATACACCCTCACTAATACCGAATCCTGAACCAGTCGCTGATGCACCTTCCAGAGATAAAGTTAATATAGATTCGCCAATGTTTATTGTTGTATTACCATATGTTACACTTTCTTCAAGTATTAAAATTTCACCATCAGGGAAAGCAATACTCTCACCCTCTGTCCCTGAACTATTATATTTTACAAATATTGTAGGTTCTACAACACCTTCATTTGGTGGTAATACATAATTTTTTATAGTTGCTACAATACCTGAATTTTGTCCTCTAACTCTTGTACCTTTACCATTATTTTTATTAATTATACTGTCTAAGTAAATTGAGACATCAATACCAAGATGAGATGGATTTATTTTACAAGAAAAGTAAGATTTGTCAACTTCAATGCCACCAGGTATGACCATCGAACCTTCTTTGAAAATATGTTTTCCAAAATTTTCAACTTGATTTTGTAATATGGACTGTAAACCAGATAATTCTCTTGCTTGTACTGGTTTACCAGGTTTGAAAAGAATTTTATAAAAATTTTTCGCCTTATCAAAGTCATCATAATAAGGACTTATATTTAAATTGGTCTTTTGTGGCATTTTAGAACTCTAGTACGATTTTTATGTCCTCTTTTTGTCGGAGACTTCTGTTAATCTCAGGTCTATTATCCAAATAGATAACTTGTCCCGACCCTTTATTTATCTCTGAATCAGATAACCCTCCCTGAAATCTAGTTCCTAAATTAATTAATTTAGCACCAGATGGGTTAGTTGTAATACCTGAAAAATTAATTTGAATGGTTCCAGAAAATTGAGATGTTAAACCTTTCACACTATTTACATTTGATCCAGTTTCAAATTGGAAAATTTTTCCTCCTGTACTTACACCAACATAATCAGTGTGATCATAAAAGGGAGTTTGTCCGTTAAAATATAATGAGCGATCTCTGAAGTATTTAAGAACCCCAGTAGTTTCATCATAAGAACTTACATACCCTTTTGCAATTTTTTTATTGTTAGGTGGAATTGTAAGTTCCTGATTTATTTCCTCACCAACTTGTGGCACTCCTGTTGGTAGTCCAGTAACAGGATCAAGTAAACTTTCTATCTTAATCGCTTGTAATGATGAAAAAGTATTATCTGTATAAACAACATCACTATCAATTTTAGTAGGATTCTTAACTACACCTACCTGACCAAATGAAGTATCAGTCGGAAAATCTTTCGTAGAATCATCAAATCTTGCATAGATAAGAACTTTATCAGTTCCTAATTCTGTATAGATATCATCTCCATGTCCTCTTCCAGGTGGAATTATAGGAACTAACTTTGCCTTAACAGTAGCATTTTGATTACAATCATCCAAATCAACAATACCATATGTATATCCTCTGCCTCCTGCACTAACAGTAGCATTTATTATTTTTCCACCATCAATATCAATCCTTGCTTTACCACCTGTACCATCACCTAATATATTCACCTCAAATGATCCATTAGTGTATTTCAAACCTGCATTATCAATGTAAATGTGTTTTATTTGATTATTATTAATCTCTGAATTACCATTTTCACGAATAGCTCTTATCTGTGCATCGGTGCTAGTTGACCAATTATTAGGAACAGAGATAAATTCTGTTGAATCAAACTTTATAGTATCACTTGGAGGAACTGTAAATAAGTACTTCCACAAATAACCATCACCACTATTACCTGCTTTTGATGGTTCTGTACCTTCAAAAGTAGGTTCATCCTGTGATACATTACCCAAAGGATTATCACCATTAGAACCATTATCAATACAGATATAAACTTTTAACTCAGAGGTTACAACATAATAATTTGCATCATATAATCTATTTGCTTGGGTAATAGGACTTTGATTTTCAGCACTGTAATCATCTCTATAAATTTCATATCTAGATCCTTCAACCCATTCTACTCTCCTTATCAGTCTTCTTATATTGGCAGATGATACTTTTTTACCAAACATCATCGTATCACCTGTATGTTTTCTATATGAAAAACTATCGGTTGGTGCTGGTGTCTTTGTATCCCATAATTCACTTCTACCAAAAGTCTTTCCAATTTCAGTACCATCTACCCCAGAAGGATTAGGTAATCCTAAAAATACATAATAAGAATTATTTGTATCCTGCACCGATTCTACAAAATTATTTGCATTTAAAATTCTGAACTGATCAGTAATAATAGCTGACATCTGTAACTGAGTATCCTTTCTTTTCCTTCTATTTATAGTGGTTTTTGCATCAACTTATATTTGAGATAGCAAGATTAAAAAACTGCCCTAATTGAACCACTATTTCGATGACCAGTTTCACCAGTACCATCATAACTTTTTCTTTGAATAGTTGGGAATGTAGAAAGACCAGCATCTACTGTTAATCCAGTTACACCAATTGAAATAGGATTAGATGAGCGTTCTAATAAGATTGAAGAAGAACCAATATCATTACCATATAATCTACCCCAACTCAATTTACCAAGTGAAATTGTTTCTCCAATATAATTTGTTTCATAGTATCCCACTTCATTAATACTGTTAATCCAATTACCAGTATTTGAATGTACATGACAAGTGCAAATTCCTTTGAGTCCATCAAATGAAATTTCATTCACAATATAAACATTATCGAGGAATGTTGTTCCAATACCAACTACATGTGCATTATTGGGATTTACAGATGTTAATCCGTGTCCAACCGTTGTTTCTGTAATTAATATAGGATAACCTTTTTTAAGTGTGTCAATATCAGACGCATTTTCATAAGTTCCATCGTCTGCTCTTCTTACCGCATGGAAAGTAAATTTTAATGCAGGTAAATTACCAGGTCTAGTTGTTTTTGTAATTCCTGTTATGATTCCAATATATCCTTGGAAATTATCGATTCCTGTAATTTTTTCATACTTGAACGGAGGACTTTCAATAATCACTTGAGGTGGATTACTAGAATCATAACCGAGACCTCCATCTGTTATTTGGTCAAAAGCAACTGAACCATTAGAAACAGTAAGCGTTGCTGTTGCTGTTGAGTATGTACCAACATTATTATTTGAATCAAGAAATGTTCCAATACCTGAAGGTGGTGATGCTATTGTTACATTGACTACACCTTCATATCCAGAACCTGGATTTGTTATAGTTAAAGAAGAAATAGATTGTTGTGTGCCTACACCAGATACATTTGCTATTGCAGTTGCAGGAGTATGTATTTCACCTGATGTTACTAATGCATCAACAGTTTTATCACCAGTATTATATTTTCTTTCCTCAATAAAGAATGACGAAGCATCATCAACAAAAATACTATTGTCATTTACTCCCATACCAGAAGTCTCATTAAAGTCACCAATTATCTTAGATGTAGGATAAATTTGAGGTTCTAATATAGATCTTGATTTAGGAACTAAAGTACCATTTATTTGTAAATCTCGTTTTTGTTTTGTCCATCTAACTGGTTTTTCATTTATCTCATCGATTCCTAAACCTGTGTAGATATCAGTATCAACTAAATCAGTATTAAGAATTTCTTTTACAATTCTCTCATTTTGTTGTGTTGTTGTTATACCAAGTAATTTATTACTCTTAAATACACGGAGACTATCACCAATTTCAATTGATTCTGCAACATTTTGAATCTTAACATCTGTTCCATCTATTCCTTTGTAGAAGTAAATATCAACCTGATCATTATCATTTAATCCTGGACCTGTCTCTCCTTGAGGAGGTTCTTTGAATATAAATGTTGTTCCACCAAAGAATTGATATGATTCACCAGGTTTTTGTAAAACACCGTTGACAAATATAAGTAATACCGCATCTAAATCAATCAGTGAAGAACGATCTTGTGTTTTATCTACTTCAAAACTTAGCAATTCCCCATTAAAGAATAATGGGAATCTAACTCTTTTGCCATCTTGTAAAAACTTTATGTTATCAATTGCATCAATCTCACCAAATTGCCAAGAAGAAAATCTATCATTGAATATTTCTAAAACTTCTAATTCAAACTCTTGTATTGGTGCTGATAAATGAGCAGCAGTTACAAGACCAACAGGTTTGAATTTATCTCCTTTTTTAAATGAATACCCTTCTCTTGCTATTTCAAATTCACTTATTGTAAATAATGTTGAACCAATTCCAACTGAGGTCGTTGCTCCACTAACAGCTACATTTAATAATAAATTAGCACCCGTTTCCTCAGTAGGTCCAACACCTAATCTAGATATACCCACAACTTCAAGATTTTCATAAACAGGTTCAGGTACAATTATTTGTGGATTTATATATCCAGAACCTGGATTTGCAATTGTAAATGCAAGTGATCCACCTACACCCACTGTTGCTGTTACTTCAGCACCAGTACCACCTCCACCACCAGCACCAACATTAACAGTAATTGAGTTAGTAGTGACAGATGTGATTGTTAAAAAGACATTATTTGCTGGATCTGTTGCACGAGGATATGGATGATTACTAAAATGATTATCTTTATCACAAGTAAACACTAATGAATTAGTTGCAATTTTTATTTTATTACTTGTAGTTAAACCATGTTCTGGAATAATTAATACCAATTCACCAGTTGATGATTCGTATATCACATCGGTAGGTGTAAATGTTGAACTGCTATTTTCAACACTAATAGAATTACTTGATGAACTTACAAATTTGTGTAAGAAATTAATATCAGTAACACCAATAGCAACGGTTCCGCCACGATAACCTGATCCGAATGTTAAATCTTCAAAGAATTCAAATGCATGACCACCTCCTTGGTAAGTATGTGGTATTGTACTAGCACCTGCCTGTACCTCAAAACTTCTTTCAGATACAATACCAACAACAAATAATGGTCTTTCATGATCTTGGAAAATAGTTGTTGTAACACCTACATATCCACCAGCACCAATAGTTTGAACAGCTGTATCTGTCGCTGAAACAAAGGTATGAGGATATTGATCACCAGGTGCAGATGCACCAACATTTACTCTAAATGTATTTGTTGTGACATTATCTACTGTTAAATATTGATTTGCTGCAGGATCAGTTGCTCTTGGATAGGTTTTAGGTTGACTAGGATCTAATGTGCAAGTGAATGTGAATGAATCAGTTTCAAGAACCACAGCATCACCATTTACTAATCCGTGATCATTAAGTGTAATAACTAGATTACCATTTGATGTGTCATATACTGCATTTGTTACTGAATTAACTTGATTACCATCCTCATCTTGACCAACTATATCTTTGGGGCATTTAAATTCAAGATCTTTTAATTTAACTGTGTTTGGACGATTAAGTGAAAATCCATGAACATCATTTGTCGTTACTGTAATAATTCCTGATGTGTTATCATATACAGCAGTTTGAATACCTAACTTTACTCCTGATGATGTGCCAATACCAACGATACTTGTAATTTCACCATTTGTGTTTGTAAATGGTTTTACTTTTGCACCTACTAATGGTGCATATCCTAATCCTGGTGTTGAACCTAATGATACAATAAGTCCACCTCTTGGTATTTGATTTTGATTGATATCCTGTTGAGAAACAAGGAATGTACCATCATCCTTAGTAATTCCTGTAAACCTTATTGATGATATTCCAGCGGTGGTGTCTGCTGTAATTCTATAATTGTTTTCGGTAGCACTTGCTGTAAATGGTCTTTGATATACTCCATTAATGAATACAACACCATTTCCTACCTCAATACCAGCAGATGTATTTGCTCCTCCGACTTTTAAAGTATAGTTTGTTGTGAGTCCTGTAAAATTATCAGATATATCATCAAATAACATATTTGTTGTATAATCTTGTCTTGTAAATGTTCTTCCACTGAAGTCTGCTTTTACAAAAGGTATTTCAGTATCAGTTTTTCTTGATCGTGTATTTCCTTTGGGAGGACTAATAAAATGAACATTACTATCAATAATATTAAATGAACCTCTATGAATTCTCACAATATCACCAGCATCATGAGATGTAGCACCAATTCCTAATGATCCTCTTTCAACTCTAACTGTTGGAACTGTTGATAATCCCTCTGATATATTTTTTTGATCATCTATTTTTCCACTTCCATCAGCTGTGCTTGAAAATCCAACTTCTCTTATCTTCATAAATTCTTCATTAATTTTCAATACATCAGATGTGGCTATTGAACCAATTCCACTTAATGAGAATTGTGATGTACCTGCACCAATATTAACACTTAATGTATGTGTTAAAGATGTAAACGTAATTGGTTGCTGTACAACACCATCTAATCCAATCATCGTCTTAGATAACTTTTTAGTCATATTCAACTTATGACGATTACCAGAACCTACACCAGTGAAGGTTATTGCAACACCAGATGTTATATCATCTTTTGTTGGGAATAATTGAAACTTGTTAATATCACTTAAAACTTTTACAAAAACAGTTGAGGGTAAAATATCTGTTGTTAGACCAACATTATTTACAGTTGAACCAATAGAAACTGGTGTGGCAGCAACACCCACAAAAGATGAACC